AACTCGCCAAAGAGTTAGAGCCTGGCTTGAACGCTCTCTTTGGTATGGAGTATAATAGGTATGAAGGTCAACATGCAGAGATCTTTGACACAGAGGCTTCAGACAGAGCCTTTGAAGAGGAGGTCATGTTGAGTGGTTTCGGAGCAGCGCCTACTAAGCAAGAAGGTTCTGGTGTCACATTTGATGATGCAAACGAGGCTTACACTTCAAGGTATAACCATGAAACTGTCGCAATGGCGTTCTCAATAACAGAAGAAGCTGTAGAAGATAATCTCTACGACAAGCTATCTGCTCGTTATACAAGAGCACTTGCAAGATCCATGGCTCATACTAAGCAAGTGAAAGCAGCAAATGTATTAAATAATGCGTTTACAGCTGGAGCAACTGCTGGTGGTGACGGCAAAGCCTTATTAGCAACAGATCACCCATTAACAAATGGTGGAACTTTTGCTAACGAGCCAACTGTCGCAGCTGATCTTAACGAAACATCTTTAGAAGATGCTTTGATTAAGATTGCAGGTTTTGTGGATGAGAGAGGATTAATCATCGCTCTAAGAGGAATGAAGTTAATTATTCCAAGACAATTACAGTTTGTCGCAGAGAGATTGTTAAACTCCAATCTAAGACCAGGAACAGCAGATAATGATGCTAATGCTATGAGAAACATGGGTATGCTTCCTAATGGCTATGTCATCAATGATTATCTAACTGACACAGATGCATTTTTCATTAAGACAGATGCACCTAATGGTCTTAAGCATTTCGAAAGGATGCCAATGGCAACTGCTATGGATCCAGATTTCGACACAGGCAACATGAGATATAAAGCAAGAGAGAGATACTCCTTTGGTTTTTCAGATCCTCGTGCATTGTTTGGTTCACCTGGAGCGTAATAAAAAAATTACGTTTTATAAGGGCGACTATTTGCAGTCGCCCTTTTTTTATGTATAATGAAAATAACCTTGACGAAGAATCAACTTCGACAATTGCCAAGACAAGGAGATTTAAATGGCTAATACAACTTTTTCGGGTCCAGTCCGTTCCGAGGGTGGATTCAATGTAATCAATAAAAACGGCACAAGTGGTGCTATCACACAAACTGGATTCTCAGTTAATTCAACTGGACAACTTGTTTCAATGGGCACAAGAAAGATTCAATCTTTTGCCGGTACTTTAGCTTCAACAAACGCAGCTTCAACTGCTTATGCAGATGGCGACTGTTTAGTTGAATTAGGAACATTAAACGTAGATGCTCCAGATGATTTAGTAACACCAAGTAAAATTTTCATACACAGAGCTTTAATTGGTATTACAACTGCTGCAGGACAAACACTAGCAGGTAACTTAGCATTAAGTTCTACAAGTGGTACTGCTACAAACGCAGCCGTTTCTGGCACAGAAATAGTGGGTGCTGGTGTGACATCATTCAACGAGCAGTTAAGTGCTACACAATCTATTACAGAGATTGATGTTAACTTCAACGATACTGCTGGTAATTATCATATCTTTGTACCAAATATAACTGCCGCAGTAGCTAACGTACACTTATATGCTAGATCGACAACTACAGTTAATGCTGATATAACTGCTGGAAGATTCACAGTTGAATTAGAATACTCTGTATATTAATAGGAGTGTAAAATGGCAGGAACAAGATCTGACGTAAAAGCCTTTAATGTGAACCAAGGAGATGCTGCCGCTGTTTTAGGACCTGCAAGGTCAAGAATAAGACAGATAGTAGTGTTTGGGAACTCAGCTGGTGCTCTTACTATAACAGATGGTAATGGTGGAAGTAATTTAATAGTACAAAGTTTTCCAACTGGACTACACACTCTTAATATTCCAGACAATGGTATATTAGCAGAGAGTGGTGCTTATTTATCTGCCTTCACTGGTAGTGGCAATAAATTGACGGTGTTTTTATCCTAATGGCTAGAAAACCAGATAAACAGCCACCTAAAACTAAAAAGTATTTCCGCTCCACTAAATCTGGAGCGGGAATGACTAAAGCAGGTGTCGCTAAATATCGTAGAGATAATCCAGGCAGTAAGCTTAAAACTGCTGTTACAGGCAAAGTAAAAGCAGGAAGTAAAGCCGCTAAAAGAAGAAAGTCTTTTTGTGCCAGAAGTGCAGGTCAAATGAAAAAATTTCCCAAAGCTGCAAAGAACCCTAATAGTCGTTTAAGACAAGCAAGAAGAAGGTGGAAATGTTAAATGAAAGCTGATGATGTTCTAAAACTTTTGGAAAAACATGAATCTGAATGTAACAAAAGATATGAAAAAATAGAGAAAAGTCTTGATAAATTGGATGTTAAAGTTTGGGGGTTAGCTATTTTAATTGTTGTAACACCTTTTTTACATAAGTTGGTTTAAATGGCTATGGGAAGGTCACAAATGTCACGCCAAGTGTCAAAACCTCCCCAAAAAAGGAAATGGAGCAATGCCAGAAAGAAGAGTGTCAATTGCAAACGACCTAAAGGATTTTCTGAAAAAGCACATTGTGCCTCTAAAAAAAGGAGAAGTAATAAAAGGTAGTCCAGTTAAATATTGTTTATATTGTAAACATAAAAAGTGGTCATGTATATGCCATAAAGAAAGGAAAATGTAATGCCAAAAGACGCATGTTATCACAAAGTAAAAGCTAGATATAAAGTATTCCCCTCCGCTTATGCTTCAGGAGCCATCGCTAAATGTAGAAAAGTAGGTGCTGCAAACTATGGAAATAAAAGTAAAAAGAAAGCCATGGGCGGTTTAAACGCAGCCATAGAAAAAGTGAAGAATCAAACAATGACTGCTAAAGAAGGTAAGGTTGTGAAGATGACTAAAAGAAAATCTAACAATCCTAATATAGCAAGAGGTTGTGGTGTTATAATGGAAAACAGAAGAAAAAAGACAAAGTATTCATAATGGCAGTTAGAAAAACAAAATCTGGGTTAGCTCTTAAGCGTTGGTTCAAAGAAGATTGGAAAGATGTCAAAACTGGTAAACCGTGTGGTCGTCAAAAAGGTGAGAAGAGGGGTACGCCTTATTGTAGACCAAGTAAAAGAATTAGCTCTAAAACACCTAAAACAAGTTCAGAGATGACAACAAAAGAAAAAAGAAGTAGGATTAGTCAGAAGAATCGGTTGGGACAACCAGCTGGTGCACCTAGAAGAGTAAAGGCTCTTAGAAGAAAGAAGAAATAAATGGCAACTTCAAACTCAAGAGATTTTGATTTAGATGTAGGAGAACTTATCGAAGAGGCATATGAAAGATGTGGCTTAGAGATGAGAACTGGCTATGATGCTAAAACTGCCAGACGTTCACTAAATCTTATGTTTGCTGATTGGGCAAACAGAGGATTGAATATGTGGACTGTAACACAAGAAACAAAAGCAATTACATCTGGCACAGCTACATATACATTAGATAGTGAGTTTGTAGATTTATTAGAAGTTGTCTTAAGAAATAGTAGTAATGTTGACTTCACTCTTACACAAATGAGTCGTGGTGAGTATTTAAGAATACCAAACAAAGGTAACACTGGGCAACCAAGTCAATACTTTTTTGATAGACAAACAACACCAACAATAACTTTGTGGTCTACACCAGATGCTTCGTACACTCTTGTTTATTACTATGTGAGACGTATTCAAGATGCAGATGCTTTGGTGAATACAACAGATGCACCCTTTAGATTCTTACCATGTATGGCAGCTGGACTTGCATATTATATATCAATAAAAAAAGCACCAGATAGAATACAGATACTGAAAGCTATATATGAAGAAGAGTTTCAAAGAGCCATGTCAGAAGATGCAAATAGCACACCATTGAAGTTGACACCTAATATTTCATACTTGAGGTACTAATGGCTAGGTTTGCAAGTGGTAAAAAGGCATACGGATATTCAGATCGGTCTGGCTTTCGTTATCGCTTGCGTGAAATGAGAAAAGAATGGAATGGTTTGAAAGTTGGTCCAGATGAATATGAGGCTAAACATCCACAGTTGGAACCTAATTATCCAGGCCCAGATCCAACAGCATTGTATGAGCCAAGACCAGATAGCAGAACTGAAGTGACTGTAGAGAATCTCCTTGGTCTAAATCCCTTTTTATCTGGTAGTTCTGGTAGTGCTATCGTAACAGTTATAGAACCATCACACGGTAGATCAACAAGTGACACTGTTAGATTCAGAGATGCAGTTGGTTTTGATGGGTTTACTGCAACTGTTTTGAATAATTCTTCTGGTTATGCTATAACAAAAGTAGATGATAACACCTATACGTTTACTGCAAGTAGCGGCACTGCAACCATTGGTGGATTGAGAGGTGGTGGTGGATCGGTTACTGCGGGACCTGTAACATTGGGGACATAAATGAGTTTTACGAAAGCAACATTAACAACGGCAATACAAGATTATACTGATAATTCAGAGACAACTTTTGTAAATAACATACCTAATTTTGTAAAAGCCGCCGAAGAAAAGATATTAAAAAGCGTAGATCTAGATTATTTTAGAAAGAATGTGACAAGTGCATTAACATCATCAGATGCCTTTCTTACAGTGCCCTCTGATTACTTAGCATCTTTTTCTTTGCAAATAACAACATCTGGTTCTGAAAGTTTTTTATTACAAAAGGATGTAAATTTTATTAGAGAGTATACACCAGCTTCTTCAACAACTGGACTGCCAAAGTATTATGCTAGGTTTGATGAAGATAACTTTATTTTGGGACCTACACCAGACAGTAATTATACAATACAATTAAACTATTTTTATAGACCAGCCAGTTTAACTGCTGGTGCAGATGGCGGTACAACGTGGGTTAGCACTAACGCACCTTTTGCCTTACTTTACGGATCTCTTGTAGAAGCTTATACTTTCATGAAAGGTGAGCCAGATGTGATACAAAACTATAATGGTTTGTATACACAGTATTTAGAAAGAGTAAAAGATCTTGGAGAAGCAAGAGAAAACACAGATGGTTATAGAGTTGGTCTGCCATCGAGACCGAGAACATAGGAGTAGAAAATGGCAACAGCAAATGCAGCAACCAATTATTTAGAGAGAAGATTATTACATTTTATATTTAAAAATAACTCTCTTAGTTTTTCATCACCTGGTGATAGTATTTATGTAGGACTTGCAACGGCAGTGAGTGCGGCAGAAACTGGTTCTGTAACAGAGGCAAACTTTACAAACTACGCACGACAACAAGTAGCTGCTTCTGGTTGGACAACTATAGGTGCAGATTCCACAGACACACAAACAGCGATAAATGCATCTAATATCGAGTTTCCAGCTTCTGGCGGAACAAACAATACAATAACTCATGTATTTATTGCAGACGCATCTAGCAGTGGTAACATATTATTTGTAGGTGCCTTAGATGCAAGTAAGGCAATAGCAAGTGGTGATATATTTAGAATTAATGCAGGTAACTTAACAATAGAGCTTAAATAATGGCATTAGTATTAAACGATAGAGTAAAAGAAACTACAACCACAACTGGTACTGGCACACTTACATTAGCTGGTGCGGTTACAGGATTTGAAACATTTGCTGCTGGAGTTGGTAATTCCAATACAACATACTATGCAGTCACTCTGCCGGGATCATCAGAGTTTGAGGTAGGATTAGGAACACTAAATGGTGATTCATCTACTTTAGCTAGAACAACAGTAATTAGTAGTTCTAATAGTGATAATGCAGTTAATTTTAGTGCTGGTACAAAAACAATATTTTGTACAATACCTGCATCAAAGTCAGTATTCTTAGATGCAAGTGGTAACGCTACATTAGGTGCAGATTTATCTGTTGGTGATGATTTAACAGTAGAAGGTGGGGTCATAGATTTTAAAACAAATAGTGGTTCACCTTCTCAATTAAAATTTTACTGTGAGTCTGGTAACGCTCATGCTCAAACCTTAACTGCTCAACCACATAGTCAAGCAGCATCAAATACTTTGACCTTGCCAGGTGGTAGCACAATAGGAAACTCTAATGCAACTCTTGTTTCTGATACAGGTACACAAACATTAACAAATAAAAGTTTAACTGCACCTACTATAACTGGCACGGCAGTTATGGCAGACTTAGATATATCTGGTGATGTAGATGTAGATGGTACATTAGAAGCTGATGCAATTACAGTAAACGGCAC